ATCGGGCGACACATGGACACCCGCAGCGGTCGCTGCAGACAATTGGACGGAAGAATAAATGACCACTTTTGTATACAGCCTACCCGTCGTAAACGGCAGCGAGGACACTTGGGGAGCCACGCTCAATACCAACTGGACTAACATTGGCACATTCATCGGCGCACTTGATAGCGCGGAGCTGGCCAAGCTGGACGGCCTGACCGCATCGACGGCGGAGCTGAACCATAGCGTGGGCGTGACGTCCGCAATCCAGACGCAGTTGAACGCAAAGGCACCTTTGGCCGGACCCGATTTTACGGGGGTCGTTGGTATTGGCGCAAACTGGACTGTCACGCAGTCTGGCACTGACCTAAAGTTTGCCTACGATGGCACTGACCGCATGAAGCTGGACGCGTCCGGTAATTTAACGGTAGAAGGTAACGTGACCGCCTACGGGAGCGCCTAAATGACAACCCCGACCGGCACTATAACACTGCAAGACGTTCAGAGTGAGTTTGGTGGTACTGGGGCTATTGGCCTTAATGAATACTACGACCTTGCGTCTGGGATACCGGCGTCTGGCGCAATTTCTATGGACAACCTGCGCGGGAAACAGTTTCTCGTTTCGGAGACTTTGACCAGCAGCCAGACGTGGACGCCAAAGCCAAACTTGGCGAGCTATATCCACATCTTTTGTTTCGGCGCTGGCGGATCGGGCGGGTCAGCCGAGCCAGATACTTCATCGGGTTTTCTCAACCCCGCAGGAAACTGCTCGGCGTCAGGTGGCGGTGCGGGCGGATACTCATATTCTAAGATTGCGGCGTCCGCTGCCGGAAGCTCGACAGTCGTCATTGGTGTCGGCGGTGCGGGCGTTCAAAGCCCGTATAACCATTACCAGTTTGGTAACGACGGCACTGCGACTACGTTTACAGGGTCCGGCCTGACAATGTCCTGCGCAGGCGGACAGGGCGGCAGAGCTTCTGAGACATCAAACACAGGTACAGATTACAACTTCAGTGCTGGCGCGCTTGGCGGTGCCGGTTCTGGCGGTAACGTGCTAAATAAAAATGGGGGCGACTCAGGGTCATCCGTTTCTGATAATGCTGGGACTGAGGCATCAAGCTCCTCTGGCGGAGGTTGCCCAGTAATTGATGATACGCACGCAGGGTCGAGTGACAACACAGGAAACTCGCAGACCTCTGAGGGCGCAAAGGTCAGTGATAACGCGACGTGGCCAGCCTACCTATCCACCTACCAAATAGGGCGCGCTCAAGCTGCTTTACTTAGCGCCGCCAATACAACGCTAGACGGCACAGAAGGCTCGCGTCTTAGCGACTCTTTAGATGCTACGTACGGCGCTGGCTCTGGTGGCGCGTCTCGCGGAACACATACTAGCGGGCGCGGCGGCCACGGCCTCGTCTTTATAGTGTACGAAATTTAAGGATCACACCATGCCGCTAGTCGAATTAACGCCGCCATCGGGATTCCGGAATCACGGCACTGACTTGCAGTCAGAGGGTCGCTGGCACGACGGTAGCCTTGTGCGCTGGCATGAGGGTTCAATGCGCCCCGTCGGCGGCTGGGTGGATCGCACGGGCGACGTGGAATACGCAGCGCCGCCGCGCGGCATGTTGGCGTGGCAGGATAACACGGCAAATCGGTGGATCGCCGCAGGGACGTACGCTAAACTGTACGCGACGACATCCGGCGGTGGCACATACGACATCACGCCCGCAGGATTTACGTCTGGGGCCGAAACGGCGTCGGTAAACACCGGCTACGGCGGCGGATCATACGGGTCATCATTCTATGGGCAGTCGCGGCCTGATAGCGGCAATTACGGTGAAGCCACAACTTGGTCGATGGATAATTGGGGCCAGTATTTGATAGCTTGCAGCAATGCCGACGGCAAGCTGTACGAGTGGCAACTGAACACGGCCACACCAGCCGCGCAGATCGCAAACTCACCGACCGGCTGCAGTGGGCTGGTTGTGACCGGCGAAAGGTTTATCTTTGCATTGGGCGCAGGCGGAATTGCAAATAAAGTCTCATGGGCCGATTTTGAAGACAACACGCAATGGACCTCATCCAGCACCAATCAGGCGGGTGACACGACATTGCAGACCAATGGCCAAATCATGGCTGCCGTCGCGGGGCAGGGGCAGACAATTATCGTGACAGATCAAGATGCCCACCGAGCCGTATATCAGGGTCCGCCATTTATTTTCCAATTTGAGCGAGTGGGCGCGGCGTGTGGCGCAGTTGCGCGCAAGGTGGTCGTGGACACGCCCGCCGGAGTTTTCTGGATGGGACAACAGAATTTCTTTAGATATGACGGGTCAACTGTTTCAGAGGTTCCGTGCGACGTATTTGACGCGGTGTTCAGCGACATCAACCCCGCCCAGATCAGCAAGAGCTGGGGCGTGTCGAACGGCCAAAACGGTGAGGTCTGGTGGCTATATTGCAGCGCCGACGCGACCGAGATCGACAGCTACGTGGCATATGATTACCACGACAACCATTGGCTGATTGGCAAACTGCCACGCACCGCCGGAATTGATCGTGGCGTATTCCGCGCGCCGATTATGGCGAGCGACGCTGGCCGGATATATAATCACGAAACCGGCTTCAACTATGAGGCCCAGACTGTCTACGCCCAAACTGGGCCATTTAAGATCGGCGCGGGCGACAACCTCGCCGTCGTCACCAACTTGATTCCAGACGAGCTGGCGCTTGGTAGCGTCACGACTACGTTCAAGACGCGCAGCTATCCAAATTCTGCGGAGGCATCACACGGGCCATATACGCTAACAGACCCGACCAGTGTCCGGTTTCAGGGGCGTCAGGTCCGCATGAGGGTTGACGCAGTTGACGGTGACTGGCGCGTCGGCAAGTTTAGATTTGACGCCAAGGCGGGTGGCCGCAGATGAGCGGACGCGCGCCGCCACCATTTGGCCCAGACTGGAAAACTTGGGGCCGACAACTGACTACGTGGCTTGGCCAGTCGCTGCCCAACCTGCAGTGGTTTACCGGCAATGAGACTGCCGCACAAAATGGCACGCTGCTGTGGAACGAGACCGCGTCTTACCCTGTGGTGTCCAAAAGTGGCGCGTTTCGTCAAGTGGTCGTCGAGGGCGGCGATGCGCAGCTATCCATCACGTCTGACGTCACGGCGGCAGCAATAAACACGGCATACCCATTGACGTTCACGCTCAATACTGGCCAATTCATTTCGCTGGGGTCGCCAGCGTCGCGCATTGTGTTCGCGGAGGCTGGCCACTATTCAGTTTCGTTCGCGGCGCAGACTAGCAGCACAAGCGCCAGCACGGTCAACTTCTATTTCTGGCCGCGCATTAACGGCACAGACGTCGCCGGTGCGACGGTCAGGAGCGCATTGCACCAGAACGGCGCGACGACACTGTCTGGCCGCACGGCGTTCTTTGACGTTGCCGCCGGAGACTACCTTGAGGCTATGTGGGCCGTGTCCAATACAGCCGGACATCTCGCGGCCACGGCGGCGTCTGCGTTTGCGCCTGCGGCTCCCGCTGCTACACTGTCTATAATCAGGGTGCATGGGTGACATATATGGGCAAAAATGATAAGGTCACATTATCTTACGTGCCGATCAGCGAGTTGGACAAGTGGTGGCCGGTGGCCTCGCCAATGATTGAGCTGGCGCGCAAGCGATACGACAGCCAATACGGGCTGGACGACGTCAAAGATGCCATTGCAAAGGGCAAGGCCGTCTTATGGTTAATTATGGTGGGATCAAAGCCCCGCGCCGCGATGACTACCAGCGAAGACCAGTACCCGCGCCGCAAGGTTTTGTGTATTGAGTTGCTAGGCGGGGACGCTGCGGAGGACTGGGCAGAGGATGCCGTCGGCGAGCTGGCGAGGGTGGCAAGGGCCGCCGGATATGACGCTATTGAGACCAAAGCCCGACGCGGCTGGTCAAAAATGGCAGGTAAATACAACTTTCGGCCCGTTCATGTGGCCTACGAAATGGAGCTAAACGATGGGACAAGGTAAAAGCACAACGACACAGGCACCGACTGGGCCGGGCGTCGAGGCTTACAACGAGTTTGCGGCCCCGGCGGCGACAGACTTGGCAAACACTGAGTTTACCCCATACACGGGGTCGTTTGCGCCGGGCATGAGCGATTACACCACGCAAGCTGGCCAGCTATACGGCGACATTGCCAAACTGGGCCAGATGACGCCACAAGATTACGCTGCGCGCACGCAAGCAAACATGAACCCGTACCAATCCGAGGTGATCGATTCGTCGCTGGCTTTGATGGGCCGGCAACAGGAACAGGCGCGCATGAACAGCCAAGCCGACATGATTAAAAGCGGCGCATTTGGTGGCGGTGGCCGTCGGGCTGTGTACGAGGCTGAATTTGACACTGGCAACCTCGTCGAGCAGAACCAGCTAATCTCCGAGATGATGCAAGCGGGCTACACCGAAGCGCAGGCGCAGACAATGGCGCAGATTAAGCAACAGCAACGCGCACTTGGCGCTGGCGCGGCTGGCTTGTCCGGCGTTGGCACGACTGACACGGCGTTGCAGGGCGCACAGATAGCTGGCGATTACGGCGAGTTTATGCGTCAGCAAGACGACCCATACAACAGGCTAAACGCCTTTACCGCCTTGACGTCCGGTTCGCCAACTGGGGCGACGTCAACTGAAACATACAAACCCGGCCTGCTTGATTACCTGAAAGTGGCAGCGCAGGCGGCCTCGTAATGGAC